TCATTCATCATTTGAGGCTTGCGGGCAGAACTCCAGCACATGCCTCTGTAAAGCCCTCAAGGCAGCTTGATCAGCAATGATCCCGGCCCTGATATCGAAAACAGTCCGTCCAGCAGTTGGAGCGAGTTCGACGGTTCCTGCATTGCCCAGGCCGGTGGTGCTGGTGGAACTGGACAGGTAGCCGCTATCGGCATGACAACTTCCCGCGATACGCAGCCGGCGAGCAGAATCGTCAGCAGCACGGCGCAGCCTTTCATTTTCAGCAAGATCATTCGTTTTCTCCTTGGTTGCCTTGGCGTCGAGGTCGGCCCTGGCCTGCTCGGCGGCCTGTTGTTTCTCCAGTGCCTGGCGGGTTTGGGCGCTTGCGGCATTGCTGATAGCGGCCAGGTCATCCTGGTGCAGGCCGGACTGCTCGGCCAGCATCTTGCCCATGCGCCATTCCTGCACCTGCCAGGTAACGCCGGCGGCGATGGTCATTAGCACCAGGATCAGTACTACAAGCCCGGCCAGCTTTTGGACAGGAGTCATCACGGTACATCCTTGAAGAAGACGTGATGCCCGAGGCGCAGCGTTTGCTTGGCCTTCGCCGCCCAGGCCGGCGCCTTGGGCATCGTGGTTGCGTAGTAGTGCGTGGCCCCGCCGGTTGGATCCGGTACCGCGCCGGCCATCACCTGGTCAGCAGCGCGCTGGGCCTGGGCGAGTTGCGCGGCCGGGATCGGCTTCGCACCGCTGAGGTAGGCGTAGTTCGGGTCGTTCTGGTTCCAGCAGCTGAACTGCCATGGCTTCAGGCACACGCCGGCGTAGCCCTCACCCCACCAGGACTTGGCCTTGCCGTCGAATACTCGGTTGCGGATGGTCCAGGCCACGGCGATCTGGCCGTCCAGGCCTTCCCCCCGGGCCTCGCCGTACAACGTCCGCGCCAAAATATCGCGGTCTCTTTCGGTCGCGTTCATGAGATATGACTCCAGGATTTTCGGTTGACGATTTTGGAGATGGTTTGGAAGGCGACCCCAAACTCACGGCCTATGGCGGTCAAGCTTGCTCCCGCAGTCCGGCGCGCCCGGATATCCAACACTAAGTCGTCGTTAAGTTTTGCGCCGCCATTCTTTACGCCCGCTGGAACTGTGCCGTGACCGATCTTGTCGCTCTCATTTTCGGCGTGAGTCTTCCAGCACAAGTTCGTGTAGTGGGTGTTTGCGGGATCTCCATCGACGTGCGCAACCTCGTTTCTACCAATTGAGGGCGGCTCAAGGAACGCCATAGCTACCAGCCGGTGAGCTTCGAAGTACGCGTGCTTGCCATTGATCGTGAGCTTGAACCTTGGGTATCCAGCGTGGTGCCAGCAGAAGGATAGGATCTTGCCCGGAAAGGTGCGGCGGCCTGGCGTGCGCCGACGCACATGGCCGTATTCGCTCACCTCGTAATCGCCAGATGCGTGACAGGGGCGCCACTCAATGGCATCGAGACTAATCCCGGCGGGTAAGGGAATCTCCCTCATCGCTCACCCCAAAGCGTGCGCGCCAGGATGTCCCGGTCTTTATCGGAAGTGGTCATGCTTTTCTCCAGGCAAAAATAAACCCGCTCGATGGCGGGTGGCTGTACGCAGGCGCGGATCAGTCGGCGAGAGGATCAACACTGACTGGCAGCGGGTATCGCGCCTTGATAGCCGCAACCGACGCAAGCCATGCGGTGTAGTCGGGCGTGAGGCCCTGGCTCAGGGCGTCGTAGTCGGCCTCGAGGCGAAGGGGGTCCGACTCGGCCAGGTAAGCAGATCGTCGAGAGGCAAGAGCAGCATCGCGAGCTTCTTGGTCTTTTGCAGTCTGCAACTGGCCGGCAGTTTTCATCTGGCTGAAATCAATATTCATTGGGGGATACTCACGGTTCCGTCAGGCGGGCTGACAATATCGAACGGATAGTTTGCCGCATCGGTAGCATCTGGGCCGCACGGCAGTAGCAAGGTGATGGTTAACTCCCCATTGACCCGAGGGATATCCCCTATTACGAAACGGCAATCAACAGCTGACGTAGGCAGCACAGCACCCTCGGGGATCCCTCGAAAATCAAAGCGCTCACCATTGATCGTTAGCACGTCACCGCGCTTTGATACTTTCAACGTCTCATCGCATCTCGATGGAGAAAACTTAATAATCATCAGAACCACCGCCCTTTAAAGTACAAGCTGAATGAGTAGCCTTGAGCCGCTGAAAATATCGACCTGACCGTGACCGTCGAGGCCGAAGCGATGACGGCGGCTAACTTGGTATTGGTATAATTCTGCGTTGAGTTCGGCGCAGACACCGAGACCAGAGTGATTGCATCAGAATTGAGTACTGGCGCGGACGGCAATGTCCAGGGAGTAATCACTTCTGCTCCTGCCGCATGTGTTACCGGGTTCGTCGTATGCCAGCATTCAAGGGTCCCGTCTGCATACCTGGTGAAGCTCCCGTTTGCATTGCTACCGCGCTCAATAATTGCTCCGTTGGGGACGCCCCCTGATTGAGTGACAGTTCCTACAATTGGCGCAACAGCGGCCGAGCCAAGGCCCAGATTGGACCGAGCGGCAGCCGAAGTAGCGGCACCAGTGCCACCTTTCGTCACCGGTACGATGTTCTCCGTCGACACAGTACCCAGGCCTGCAAGTGTGGCTCCCCACTGCTGGATAATGCCGCCGGCAACAATGGCCAGATCGCGCTGGTAGCCCTGCACCGGCATCAGCGCATAGTTTGCGTTCGATACCGTGGCACTGCGGTATGCAGGACTGATCGAAAGCGTGGTCGGGCTCGGGACGTTGATGACCTCGTACCACTGGCCGTCCGGGCCGATGAATGCATCACCCACCAGAGAGTTTGCGGCGAAGTCGGTACCAACTCCCATGACGCTAGATTGTCCAGAGACAACGTTTACTTTTCCTACTTTGTACCAGGGCATATTTAACTCCAGGCAACAAAAAACCGCACAAGGCGGTTATTAAATTGATCAGTAATTACAATCGCTAAGACATGGGCTTGGCGAAGACAACAGGGTTATAGAGGGTCATTGATATATCTACTCCAACGACCTGCATTACAAGCCTATCAAGTGCATACTCCCATACTGCGTACATATTTCCCTGTCTAGATGTTAAACCGGCCACATCCATAGCGATGTTATTTAATAGCATGTAATCCCCAGACGACAGGTTAAACGGAGCTGTCCAACTTAGCCTAGTTAATCCCTGACTATCGTGGGAAGCTCCAAGATACTGCCAGCTTGTGATAGTTCTTGTGAATTGAGCAGCAGGCGTTGCACTGTCAAATAGAAGCTTTGAATTGCCATCCCTCAACCTCATACCATAGTCTGCAGTTGGGACAGCGCTGAATGCAGCAGAGAACCACTTGCCGGTTGTTCGTACTCCTCTCACGCCCTGGAATGAGAACCCATACCAACCATCTGGCCCAGCACCTAGCGTGCAGAAGTAGAATATGTCAGCGGTTTCTGGCCTGACGAAGATCAGGGGAGGTTCAGCAGTATGTACAGGCCTGACAAATGGAACGTTCACCCCCTGCCCGAAGCCATCCCACGTCCCACTCTCAAGGACTACAAGCCGTGCATACTCAGAATCGAGAGTTACGGCGTCACTATTGTTTATAAACTTTAGCCCATACGACATTACTTATACCTCATGACCAACAACCTCTGCGTTGATGTACCAAGTGGGCCATCATTGCTCTGCCTGTTACCGAACCACACCCTTACATTTCCCAGGGTAACTTCTGGAATAAAACAAATAGCGTCCCAAGACTGTCCAGATGTGTTGTAGGGAGCAACAGGCACGCACACCGCAGAATATTTTTCGGGCTCGACTTCCGGTATAGATATATCTACAAATCTCCCAGCAGACTTTGGAATAAGAGCCGAGTAAATAATCCTTACCGTAAATGAGTTCTCATCGAGTTCAACAACTCCAGTAGCACTCTTTGTGCGAAGGCCATAAATCATGGCGAAAGTCTCCCGACGGTCACGCGGTCGATATCGTTGGCATCGAATACAGTCAAACCATCATTGTTCAGCAGCGCCGAGCCGCCAGTTCCAGCACTGCGCAGCGTGAACGTTCCCGCCCTCACGTTGATCTCCAACAATGGGCGCCCTTTGGAATCCACGGCTTCCGAGCGGAGCGTCATACCCAGGATGATTTCCTGAATAAACGCCTTGCTGATGATCGCCTAATTGAGCACAACCTGATTGCCCTGCACGACAAACATTGGGACAAGCTGGCCACTGACCTCATCCACAACGGCGAAGCGCTGGGCAAAGATCAGGAATTCGGCTTGATCTCCATCCGAACCAAAGGCAAAACCAGATGTAACTCTTTTGCCTCCAGCAATAGTCTGCGCCTTAAGGGTAACCATCGAAGACACGCGACCATCGACGCTCACAAGGGTTTGGCTCACCTGCTGAATCGAAGCGCTGTTCTTCCCAATACTCGACTGCAGCGTTTCAGTGGTTTTAGCCTGGGCCTCGAATGCTGTAGCTGTAGCCCTCCGCTCCAAGACAATTGTCGCGGTGCTCTCCCAAGCCTTGATAACTCCAGCAAGATCGCCAGCACCATCATCGCTTCGAACCGAAGCCCTTAAAGACTCGTTGCTCGCGGCCAAAGAGGTGACCTTGCCATCAACCTCAGTGACCTTTGTGTCGAGGCCAGTGATAGCCACGGCATTACCGCCTACCTTCTCATCGGTCAGTGCTAGGTCACTTTTGAGCTGGTTCAGTTGAGTGGCGGCAGCCTCCCTGTTGGTCGCCACCACCTGTTCCAAAACGGTCAGCCCTGACTTGTTCGCCCCTACTTGCGCGTTCATCGTCAGCAGTTGCTGTGCCATCGACTCGTTTTCTGTTGCCCTGGTACGCTTCTCCAGAGCCAGATCAGCGGTTGACTGCCAGCCTTTGATCACGCCCGCCAGGTCGCCAGCGCCGTCATCTTCCCGTGCTGCTGAGCGCAGCGCCTCAATCGATGACGCGGTGGCCACCACCTTGCCGTCGAGCTCTTCGATCTTGGTTTCGATGATCTGAACCTGCGACGCCAAGGCGTTTGCAGTTTCCAGGATGGTGCCGATATCCGACCAATAGGTGGCGTTCGGCGGGCTGGTGTTCACCGGTACCGGGTTTTTCGCCTGGAATAGGTGCTGGTCCAAACGAACGATGTCACCCGTCCGGTACGGCTTGGCAGGGTCATAGGCAAGGGCGTCTGTGACCTGGTTGATCAGCTCTTCCAGCTCCTGCTTGGCCTCCTCCAGGCGGTCATTGACGGACCCAGGCCCATCGCCCGTAATTAGCTCAATCTCTTCGCGCAGGCTCTGGTACAGCGCCCCCTTACCGATCTTGTCGGCGAAGTACTTGTCGTACTCGGTCTGGTCAGAACTCGCCTGGCCGTTGACCGCACCAGGGATCGGGAAGAACGGCCCGACGTTGCCGGTACGGTCCACCAGGCGCGCCCAGAAGAACAGGCTCGCCCCCGCCAGCAAGCTGTGCATTTCATGCTTGGCCTGCGGGTAACTGAAGTCGCTCAGCTTGATCGCCGTCGTCAGGTCCGGCGACTCGCTGTACCAGACCTCTGTGCGCTGGGTGTCCTCTGCACCTGGTGGAAAGCCCCACTGGATGCCGATGCCATAGACCAGACTGGTGGTAGTCAGGAACGCCACAGCCGGCGGCAGGCCTACTTTACCTTCCAGGTTGGTCAGCTTTGAGCTCTTCCAAATCGAAGAGATCTCGAAGGCGCTCACCGACCGCACCCGGGCCAGATAGGCACCCGAGTAGATGCCCGTAACGTCCACGCTCGTCGAGCCAGTGCGCTGCAGCTTGATCCAGTTGCCGCTGTCCTTGCGCCACTCCACTTCATAGGCGACAGCGCCAGCAACGGCGGGCCACGAGATGTTCATGGTGCTGATGGCCAGGCCCTGGTCCACGGAGTAATTCGACGTGATGTCGACGCTCGCCGGCGCCGGAACGACGGTGATCGGCACAACGCTGATCGGGCGATCTTCAAGGCGCGCGCCGGTGTCGATGTGTGCGAACTTGCTTGGGTCGTACTGGACGGCCGATATCTCGAACACGCCGGGCTCCGGCCGGGCCACGCTTACCACCCTGTATAGCGGGATTGCGAGGTCGTCGGCATCCAGCGCCCACACCAGTTCAGGCTCGGGCGCAACGGAGTAGGCAACGGTCACGGTGACCTGCCGGCCGCTGACCAACTGCACGGTGCGCCCCTCGCACTTGCCGTCGGGCAGGTTGAGGATCAAACGGTCACCGGGCTTGGCCTGGGTATCACGGTCCAACTTGATGACCTTGCCATTCACCGCCGAGATGCGTCCGCCCACCGGCCGCCCAGCAAGCAGTTCGTCAGCGATAGGGATAACGTAGCCAGGCAGCGGGATACGCCCGTCGAGACCAACCTTGAAGGTAACGGCCCGATCCTTGGAGTTCGTCAGCAGCGCCCACTTACCGCGGCGCTGGGCCTCCGACTCGCGGTCACATGCAATAGCACTGATTTCAAGCGGGTTATCGCCGTAGCGACGCTGCAGCTTCTGGTCAGTAACAGAGGTGACATCGGTGTCGTGGTTATTCTCACGGTTGTCGTAGCTGACCAGGGCCCGGCTATAGCGGGTACGCTCCGACGCGCTGGAATATGTGAACTTGCCATCAATAACGTTCGCGCGGGTGTAGGCGAAGTCGAAGTCCGTAGCGCGCGGCATATCCGACAGGGTGAAGACCTGGCCCTGAGCCCAGTAAGTCATGCCCCGATAGATCGCCGAGATATCACGCAGCAGCGACCACGCGTCAGCCTTGCTCTGAAGGTTGAGGTTGCAGATAAAGCGCGGCTCCATGCCACCCTTCCCATCCGGCACCTGCTGGTCGCAATACTGCGAGATGCGGTACAGCTCCCACTTGTCGACCATCCACGGCTTGATGCGGCGGCCCAGGCCGAAGCGGTCGTTCGTGGTGATGCCGTAGGTGTGCCAGACGGGGTTGTCCGTCCAAGCCTCTTTGAAGGTGCCATCCCACACGCCTGTATAGCTGCGAGAGCGCGAGTCGTAGTTGCTTGGAACCTGCCATTTTCGGCCATCACACACGACAGTCACGGCAGGAATGCTGCGGAACTGCTCAGCGGAGAACTCGATGTAAAGTAGCGCGGTATTCGGGTAGCGGATTTTCGCGTCGATCACCTCCGTGAAGCCGGCGATCTGCATCGTGTCGGAGATTTTGTTGTTGTTCTGATTGATCGTCAGTCGCGTGATGCGCATCAGCCAACCGCTGACTGCCTTAGGCAGGTCGATTCGGCGAGTTCGCTCGTACACAGTCGTGGTCTTGCCGTCGACGGCCTCGCTCAGCACCTGCTGGTAGGCGCCGCCGTCGGTGGCCACTTCGACTTTATATTCGATCCGGTAGCCATTGATATTGCCGCTCGCATCCACGGACTGGAGCGCCGGCCAGGCGAAACGTACTCGCACGGCAGAAAGCTGGGTATTGCTGATCGCTCGAACCCAAGGCGTACCGCTGCGCAACTCGGTGCTGATCGTCGTTTCGTTCTCGATCGACGGAATGCCCTGGATATAGGCCTGGTCCACCGCTCCGGTACGCCACTCCCACTTCACGTTCGGGAAGTTCGTGTTGCCTTGGGGGTCCTGCAACGGGGTACCGTCGAGGCGGATGTCGCGATCCGTAGGCGTGCCTTCAAACTCGCCCTCGCCTACAGCAATCAGCATCTTTGCAATGGCTACTGAGCGCAGACTGTCCGGGGCCTCAGTTGGGGTTTTAGGCTTTGCTTCACCACCCTTGGCGCCGCGGATATCAATTTTGCGTACTGCGCCCATGCTTTCCTCCAGGCAATAAAAAACCGCCTCAATGGCGGCTGCGGTGCTTCACGTGCGGGCTACATCTGGTCTTCGGCGTAAATCGCTGCACTGATGATTGCCCCACCCCATGGGCGTCGTCCCGCGCACAGAGGGACCGGGTTGCCGGAAGCCGTGGTGTTCTTGGCGCTGCCGAATGCGTAGCCGGGTGTGTTCTCAGGTGCGGCGCTTGTCTTGAGGCCGCCGGCCTGAGGACTGAGCATTTGAATAACGCCACCCAGCACCATCGAGCCGCCCATCATGATCAGGGCCGAGCCAAAAGGCGCGCCTGCGCCGAAGGTGCCACCTGTAATGACAAGGCCTACGACAATCAACACTGCTCCGATGATGGTCTGCAGCGCTCCGCCTCGTTTGCTGCCGGTGATGACCGGCGCAATACGAATATCACCTTCGCCCGTAAAGCCAATCTCCTTCTCCGCCAGGTTGGTCTTCCCTCGAAAGACAGCGAACTCAACGCCTCGCGACTTGGCATTCGAAAGGAAGCGTTCAAACCCTGGAAGCTGCACGCAAAGAGCCTTGATTGCTTCAGCGGGCGTCCTCACGGCCATACGGAAGGACCTGCCAAACTGGCGAAGTTGGCCATAGAGAAGGATCGTCGTCATGGGCTGATAGTTGATGGCAAGTGCCGCCATGTGCTTTTCTCCAGATAATAAAAAGGCCCGCCGAAGCGAGCCTTGAAAAGGTTGTTGTGCTGCTACAGGCAGCCTTGCAGTGCGGTCAGTCTTTTATTGGCGATCCAGTTACCAACCACCACGTAGTACTTCGCTTCAGACCCCTCGCCTTTCGGCTGAATATCAACGAAATACTGCGAGCCTTCAGTAAATACCGTGTATCCAGCATCTCGTCCTGGCTGAAGCGTTGCACCAGGAGTGCCGCCGAAGATCGGCTGATTCTGCCATTCGTAGTGAACGCACTTGGCCAACGCCGCGTCGGTTTTTTTCGAAATCAACACCTTGTACGGACCATCCTGACGCGCCTCATTCATCGTCGGTGCCATACAACCCGCCAGCATCGCCACCGCTATCCCTACAATCAAAATCCGCATTTCGTTCCCTCTTTGGTTTGGCGGGACTGTAGCACTGGGAGACCAGATGCAAAAAGCGTAGCGTTGGGATGGGCTCTACACACTTAACTTTCGGTGTTCTTTACTGATGATTTTCGAGGCTTAGACTTGATGATCACCTCAATCTGATCAGCATCCACGCGATAAGCCTTAGCGAGCTCATCGATTGCTTTCTCCATAGAGAATAAGCCATCAATTTCACTCTGAGGCCTTATGCGTACAGGGTTGCCGACTTCAAAAAAATCGTCACTTTCAAACTCATGTACGAACGGCCAGCTCCCTTCCCGTCGTACACTCTCATAAGCCTTGTAAGCGGCTTCATACTCCTGGCTTATGCAGTCCAGTGACTTCGCGCTTTGAAGTCTAACAATCACTGATCCATCACCTTCTGGATCTATTACCACCTCGCGGATCTTAGCTACCAGTTTCGGCTCTTGTTTTTCGCATAGGATTAGGTACTTGGCACCAACCAAATCATCAATTTTAATGGATCCTGAGGGCTTCAGGCTTCCAGTCATGGAAATACTGGCTTTCAGCTCTTCTGAAAAAGTGTTCGAAGTTATTGTCTTGACCATCTCATTGCTCGCCACGAAAAAACCGAGAGTAGCTTGATCCTGTCCAGGCATCCAGTGTGGATGGAATGCCAGTAACTGGGCAAAGGTTCGCCGTAGTAGCTTTGTGCCTCCAGCAATCAAGGAAGACGCAAGCATGGCACTCGTAATTGACGAAACAGCGCAGTACCTCAAAAAGACACCGATGTCCGTTCTCGGCAGTGCGGTTTGGGGAAAAATCCACGCAATCGGCAGCACCGTTCCCGTATCAGGGATATATCGCTGTGAAGGGTGCGGCGATGAAATTACGTCCAACAAAGGGACGGAATTTCCGCCGCAGAACAAGCATCAGCACCCAGGCTCAGCAGCTAACATTGGATGGCGCTTGATCGTCCAAACCCAAACCAAAGGCTAAAGGATTTCCCCAGTCCTTCGCCTGCAAGCCCAAGGACTGGGATAGCGCCAATTTCGGCGCGTTTATGACCTGGAGGTCAATGTGAGTTCAATACCTGCTGGATTTGATCGTCAAGATGCAATGCTGCAAGGAATGCTGAAGGCTATTCAGGCCTTAACAGCCGTCATCTATAGCACCTCTCCTAAAAGGGAAGGTCTTGAACAACAACTACGTATTTTCTTGAACGACAAAGATACTGGGCTTCCTGAAAACCTATTGGGTACTTATAAGCTCCCTCTTGAAGCTGCGTTGGTAATTATTGAGCAAATTAAGGAATCGCAAGCGAAGCAATAACCTCCGAGCTCTGGATTACCGACCTGAACCATTGAAATAGCTGCTGCTCCTTGCTGAACTCCGTGTCAACAAGGGGCACTTCCTCTGAAGCGTCCTGTACCTGATTCACACCCTTCTCCTGCGGCCATGCCGCGTCATGTTGGTTGTCTTGCGTCTTTGTGCCTGAGGATCAGGCGTGCTCGGTCATGCCAGGGGCCTCCGTAGACGATAATCTCGGACGGCCTGCCGTACAGGTGGTGCAACAGGAAGGGGCCAGGGCCAAAGGCGCCTGACTCTTCGTTAGGTAGCTCGGGATCAGTTCCCAGGTAGATACCTGCATGATTCGGGTGAGCTGTGCGCCCAACCTGCATTACGATCATGTCGCCGTGCTGAGGGCTGTCTACGCGCACAAAGCCTGCCGCCTCGTAGTTCACCTCGTACAAGCTGGTGTTCTCGGCACCCTCCCACCAGCCATCGGTGCGCTGGAATGCCTCGAACTCAATTCCCCACTCTCGCTGATACCAATCAGAGCAGACCTGCCAGCAGTCCCAGGCACCATGTACGAACGGTCGCTTGAGCAACGGCGTGCTGCCGGTCGGTGTGATCGTGCGCAGGTCGCCCTCAGGCCAGCTCAAAATGTGCCAGGGCAAGGCAGTGACCTCGCACATTGCTAGGTCGTGCGGTGAAGGCCTGCTGGTTGCATCCGGGTGCGAGTGAACGATGCCGACAACCTCACCCAGGTCTTCCGCAGCCGCGTAGTCCTCGGGGTCGAGCCGAAACTCTTCATTCGGCTCCGTGGCAATGTTCCGGCACGGGAAGTACCTCTGGGACCGCCCAACAGCCAGCAGCAAGCCGCAGCACTCTTTCGGGTACTGGGCAGCCGCGTGCGCCTGGATGGCGGTGATGATGTGTTTGAGCATGGTCAGCTCCTTGAGATCAAGTTCACAGCCGGAAATCCCCCGAATCCCAATTCTTCGTTCTCGCCGAAGCGCAACTTGCAGGAAGAAAGGCAGCCCTTGCACTGGTCAAGCGCAGGGTCATCCGTGGGGTTGTCTTCGTCGTCGAACATCGCCGCGCCGGTGTAGCCACAGTCTGGCCCGCGGTAGCCGTTGGTCATGGCCCAATGGCAGAACGTCGTCATCTGCCGGCCTGGCAGACCGTGGTTGTCGATCTCGCCAGGGGAGGACAGCTCCCAAACCACGGCCTCGCCGTCCTCACTGGTTTTCTGGTCGATGTACCAGATCTCCAGCGCTTCCTGAGTTGGGTCAGCAGTTGGGTTTCCCTCGGGGAAGTTCGCTGCATCCAGGTACTTGGCCAGCGTCTCGCGAACCGTCAGCTTGAACTTGAGCAGGTCCTCGAAGGCGAGGCATAGCGCGGTGACCCGCCCATTCACGTTGCCGGCGGCGAAAGTCGGCCGAGAAGCGGTGCCGTCGCTGCTCGAGGAAATACCCTCAATCTGCACCGGCCAGGCCGCGTACTCTTCGCCCTGCCACCAAATCGACTTGGCCGGGAGCTCCTCATCTGAATGCTCGTAGGCCAGCAGTTCTTCGGGTGTGTGCGGAATAGCGTGCCCGTGAAAGCGCAGGTAATCCGCGCCGTACTCGGTTCCGTCAATTTCAAACAGGCGAATCTCGCCGCCGGGCTCCAGTTTCTGGATGTCCGTGATCAGTGCCATGGGCGGTTATCTCAGGGGTGAAAGGTTTGCTGAAAGGTGGCGGTGATGGCATAGACCTGGCCGCCGCGGTGCACAGGCTTGTAGCCGTTGCACTTGTAGAGGCCCAGATCCCCAAGGGGAGGCGTCCAGAGAAACGCCTTTGCCCCCTTGTGCCGATCAAGGAACGCCTTGATTAACAGAACCCGGGGCTTGGCACCGGTGAAGGTGAGCGGCCAGGACTGGGACTGGTTGTTGAGGCCGTCCTCGACCGACTGCTCGTAACCGTCCCCGAACTGCTTGGTGCGGACGCGCTGGGTAACATCCCCTTCCGCGCCCTTCTCCGTCTCCCAGATGAATCGTTCGATTGCCATACTTCACCCTCTTGCGTTTTGGCGGCTCACACCATTTTGGCGCCAAGACTTGGCGATCTCTTCTTTCGCGACGCTGCGCATGCGCTCCTGCATGTTTCGCTGGAAGAGTTCTGTATCAAGTTTGTCGCCATCCGACTTGCCCGACTCTTCATCCGTCATGACCATAATCGGCATGGTGAGGCTAACCGAAGTCCCTCCGCCGCCCCCGCGACCAGTCAATGCGGACATCCCAGGCCCGCCCCCCGTAGTAAGCGGCGTGACACTCCCGCCGTTTGCACCCGTCATCAGGTACGACTTCCCTCCCTCGTTGTAGAGCTCTGGACCGAGTTCGTTCACCTGGTACAGAGAGTTCGGATCAACGGGGCCGCCAGTTGCCCTGAAGCCACTGAGGTAGGTACCTGAATAACCGGCCGAGGACGCGCCGAGGTTTGACGATGTGGCACCAGCAGACCCAGCTGCCAGCCCATTGCCGCCACCCGCGGCGCTGCCGCCCAAGTAGCTGGCCGCTGCCCCCACCAAACTGCCCAACAATGCCGAACTGGCCTGGCGGGTGGCAATGCGCGCCATGTCTGCCAGGATCGACTTGGTGAAGTCAGCAAACGACAGCTTCCCGGTCATGGCGAAGTTGACGATTGAATCCTCCATAGAGCTGAACGCGTTGCCGAACAGGCTCTTGGTCTGCCCTGCGATGTTTTGCGCCGAATCCAGGTAGTTGGCCCAGGCCGATGTAGCGCCCTTCGTCCAATCGCCCTGGGCGGCCTCCACATCCGCGTAGTTTTGCCGGATCTGGTCGGTTGCCTTTTTGTTCGCATCGGCGAGCGCCTGCGATTTTCGGGTGAATTCTTCGTCCGACATATTGCGCGATGGATCGGAGCGCTGGTTTTCCAGATCCAGCGACTGCTGTGCAAACCGATCTTGCTGACTGTTCAGCTCCCCGTTGAGCGCGTTCTGGCGATCACCCTGGCCGACGCCCAGCACGGCGCGTTGCCCGGCCAATTCCAGAGCCCGCTGTTGCTGCCCCAGCGCCTGCGCGTACGAACTGATCGCCCGCTCCTGCTTGGCGAGTCGCCCGGTCTCATTGGTAGCCAACACCTCGAGCTGGCTGTCGGCGTCCTTCTGCGCCTTTACCATCCCTGCTCGCGCGTCGGCGATCTTCTGGTCCAGCTGGATGCTCTGCGCGGCCGACGTTGTCTTCTTGCCCTTGGCGGCCTCCAGCGCGGCGATCTCAGCCTCGTAAGCGGCTGTCACCTCATCGCGCTCATTGCCGATCATGGCTTCGCGCTTCAGGGCGTAGTCCGACTGCGATACCAGGCCAGCCTTCTGTGCGGCGTCCAGTTCCTTCTGAGCGTTTTTGTACTCGTTGACGATTCCGGCCAGGTTGTTCTTGGTTCCGTTGAAACCGGTCAGATCAACTGGAGTACCTGCAGCTTTCGAGTCCTTGAACTTCGCGTTGATGTTCGAGATGTTTTTGTCGATCGCTGACTGGTTGAGGCGAGAATCGTTGGGATCTGTTTTTCGGATGTCCTCAAGTTGCTGGCGATACTCCTTGAGAGCCTCATTTCGTTTCTGCTCGTTCGTCCATGTCGACTTGGTCAGCGCATCAACTTTGACCATCGCTTGCTCAGACGCTAGCTGCGCCTTGGCCTGATCACCTTCCCACTTAGCGATATCGGCCTGGGCGTCCCTCTGGTCCTCCAACAGATTGAGTCGGTCGGTGTACAGCTCGACCATCGCATCTTTATTTTGGAAGGCGCCGATGTCTCCAGCCTGCGCTCGAGCAAGATCCTGCCGAGCTTGCTCGATGTCTGCGCCGATATCTGGGCGCCCGATATTCTTGAGATTGTCTGCCGCGCGCGTCACCGCGTTGTAACCCTTCTCCCACCAACTCAAATTCTCCAGAATCTTCGGAGTTCTCTCGTTGATAGCCTCGGCGTACTGCTCAGTGGCCAGCTTCACAGCACCCGCATGGTCACCCTGCGCTTCCAGCGCGGCAATCTGTGAGTAAACCGAGGCCGTCAGGTAGTGATACTGCTCGTTTAGTGCAGCAGAGGCCTTTACCGGGTCGTCTGCCAGCTTGGAGAACTCGGCGACCGTCTCGCTCACCGCCTTGCCGGTGGCTTCCTGCATCGAAACGGCAGCCTGGGTAATGCCAGTGAAGCTCTCGCCGGCGATCTTTCCGTTACCAGCCAGCAGGGCCAAAACTTCGGCGGCCTGCCCGGTGGTGCCGACAGTGGCACTCACCTGCCGGGCCATATCGCCAAGCTGCCCAGCACTGATACCAGCGTAGTTACCGGTGAGGATCAGTGATTTGTTGTAGCGGTCCTGCTCATCGCTACCTTTGTAGTAGGCAACAGCTAGGCCGCCCACGGCTGCTGTGGCCAGGGCCAGCGGCCCCAGAATGGCAAGCAGCCCCGCAGCACCAGCCCCGGCGCCCGCGCCCAACTGAGCCACGGCGCGTACGCCGCTACCCCAGTCGCCAGAGGACAGCGCATTACCCAGCTGCACAACGTTTTCCTGCGCCTGACGGGTGCCGAGGCGCAGCTTGTCGAAACCGGTGGCCGTCTTTTCGAGCTTGACGTAATCCTTGTCGATCTTGCCCAGGGCCTTGTTGTAGTCCTCCTGGCTCAGGCGCCCCTCGTCCAGGTGCTTGCCAAGTTGCTCGACCTGGGTATCCAGCTTCGCCAGAGCAGCGCGGGCCGGGTCGATGGCACCCAGAAGGCTGTTCAGGGCCTTCTGCTCATCCAGGGCAGACTTGGCCAGAGCCACCTGCTGCTTGTCGAGCTGCGCGGAGATCTTCGCCGCCTCGGCCTCGCCATAGGCGCCGGTCTTGGTCAGCTTGGCGAGTGCCTCACGCTGCTTTGCCAGGTCCTGTGTGGTCTTGGCACTGGTGGAAAGCGATTTCTCCAGCGCCTGCATTTCGTTCATCAGCGAAACTGCGGACTGCTCGGCCCGGCCGCCGGCCTTCGCCATTTCATCCAGGCTCGTTTTTGCCTGGATCGCATCGGCCGAGTCGATCTTGACGCCGAGTTCTGCAATGTTCATCGACTCACCTTGAATAAGTGCCCGTGGTTACGGGCTGTTTTCCCTTTCCTCCGCCATGACGCGCAGGGCTTCGCCTTCCAGGACTTGAAGGTCAGGGAAGATTTCAGCGAGCTTCTTTTTCTTGATGCCGAGGAACCCGGCCACGTCGCGGATGCAGCTGTAGTCGAGACCGATCGCGCCGCCGGCGCCTGCTCGCCACTGGGTAGACATACGATTGAACAGCAGGAAGGCCGGCCAGTTGCAAGGCCAGACCTCAACATCTTCCTCATCGAGATCGGCAGCCGTCAGCCCGAGAGCAGCCAACTGCTCAGCAGATTGGCCGCTTGCGTACATTGCCTTGGCTGCCGCTATCAGTTTCCCAGGCGAGCCTGGCTGAACGCGTCCTGATAAGCGCTGACGACCGCTTCGGCGGTGCCATAACAGGACTTAACAAGGGCCTGGATGCTCTTGTCGTCGAACTTGTCATCGAAGCCCCAGCCTACAACTAGGTCCTTGATCTGCTGCACTTGAAGCTCCGTCTCAGCTGCGACGACATCGGACAATGTGGTCGCCTCACCGAAGCTCTCGCGCATCTCCCTCCCCTTTGCGCTCCATTCATCGAATAGGGCGGCAAGTCCCGGGCGATCCCGATACTTGAAGGTGAACTCGATTTTTTCGGGCTCATCTCCAACAATTGGGATCAGCACGAATGCCTTGAATGTTGGGCTCTGGGCGATCCTGATCTTTGCCATGGGAAGTCCTTATGCGCCAGCCAAGTAGCGAAGCGAACGAGCAGAAAGCCCGATGCTGATAGTGCGCGTCATCACGTTGTTGCGCTCCATCGTCGGGTCGGGAGTGATGCTCACATAGCCCGGGTAGAGAATTTGATCGCCGTTCCGCAGCTTCATGCGGACCACCGCCAACTCCTTGGTATCGTCATAACCTTCAACAGTTTCGACGTACTGGGCCGTTGGCTGGTCCTCTACAACGATGGTGATCGTCGTGGGGTTGCGGTTGGTTGGAAACTGCTTGTCGTCGTCATCCTCCAGGTAGCCGACAGTTTGATACTGCTGCTCGCCGCCGGAAGATGTGAAAGACGTGACCTTGGAGATCTGCGTCCAGCCGGATACCGGGATCACTGAGCCAGCACCTGCGCCCACGGTGTACTTGTCGGTATTGGTGGTGTTGAGGCCGGCCAGAGCGAAAGCATCAGCAGTAATGCCGGAAGCCTTTACTGCGCGGTCGTTGATCAGCGCCCAACCAGAGTTGATCAGCAGGACGTCGCCGTTTTCAATGCTGTGCCCTACAGACGCAGCGACTGGCGATTTTGCATTGGTCAATGTGGTGAAGGCGACTGCGGAGCCCATAACGCTGGCGATCTCCAGCACAGCGCCGTTCGGCAGCGGGAAGCGTGCGGCCATGGTGTATTTCCTCTTGAGTGCCCGCCTGGCGGCGGTAGGTTATGCCCCAGCGGGCGGTTGGTCTGCGACACCCAGATAGGTGAAGCTGGCCGGGACCGTGTAGGTCGCCGACTCTGTGATGGTTGGCCCCTGATCTACAGGCTCGGTGATCAAACCTTCGAACCCGTTGCGGGTCAGTGGCGTATCGGCGTGAAACAACCGCGTCAGCTCATCAATAAGCGCCTCGGCGGTGGACATGGCCTGGGTGGAGGGGCAGACGATGCTGATCTGGTAAACGCCTGCGTACTCGTAGGCCTCACCGCCGAGATAGCGGCAGGTGGTGCTGGCCGGCAGTTGAAAAGCCCGCAGATAGGTTTCAGACGGACTCTGTGTGAACGGTTGATTCGGATAGGCCACTCGTATCGGGCGCGCAGCCGCCCATACGGCCAGCTTCGTTTCGATGGCCTGACGGGCGCATGCGTGACTCATACCTGGTTGTTCCTGATGGCCTCCAACACGATCTGCTGAAAGCGAGCCACGGTTACCCGGACCATGCCGCCAGGGGCCTGGGTGGAATGGCCAAACTCCAGCGGAATCGCGTAGGGCAAGTTGTTGATGATGTAGGCCATCTGGCCGGCGGTGAAGTCGCTCATTGCAGCGACGAGTGCGGCAGTGGTTTCGGCGCCGCTGGGGTCTACCTCGTCAAATGTGACGTTTTCGACCACGCCGAGCGAGATGTGCCAGTTCGCCCGGAACCGGCCGCCGACATAGCCTTCTGGGGCGATAATATCCATGCCGTCGTGTAGCTTGCGGCCCTTCTTGAGCCTGCCACCTTTCGTGAGGTTGGCCGGATCGCTGCGCAACGCGCTGTTGTGCTCGTCGACGGCCTTGTTGTACTGGGTCGCTACGGCGTTCTGTGCCCATATCTCCGGGTTACCCACGGGAGACATGCGAATAAGGCTGCTGCCGACCTCGATGATGATCTCGCGCACACTGGCGTCGATGGCTTCGCCGGCCTGGGTGGCGAACTCAGCCAGGCTTAGGGCGAAACTGCCGGACTGGCCGGCGCCTGCGCGACTCACGACCGCACCTGCAGTTCATACAGGATCGGAGTGCCGGCCGGGTTGACCTCTTTCAGCGGAGGGACGATTGACCAGGTGCGGCCTTGGGCGATTACCTTGTCGAGCAGGCCGGGCACCCACGCCAAGCCCTTCGCGGCGATCTTGAGCTTCCTGTCGCCCTGTTTGATCAGGCTGTTGTTCTGGAATTCGAGACCAGTGAAGTCGAGCAGGATTCCCTGGACGATTTGCTCGACACTTGCGCCTGGCGCTTCGCCGCCGATATCCGGGTCGTACTCACCCGGCTCCGTCTTAGTGATCGTTACAGGCTGACCGAACTCTGTAATCATCTCGAGCGCCGTTGCGGCCATTTCACTATAGAAAAGCAATATACCCTCCGGAGCACTCATGAAAAAGGCGACCTTTAAAGAGGCGTTGCAGGACTTGAAAGAAGCAGTTGCAAGCAAGCACGGGAACATTCCTGCAAAGGAGCTGATCGTAAAAACTAGGCTTGCTGAAGAGATAGAGAAAACTCACTTGAGTGATCTCTATCTGGATATTTATGAGGACTGCTTTCCTTACGGAAAACCAGCAGATATCGAACTGCTAACCGAGCTGGAAAAAGGCGGAATGACCAAAAGAAGACCGCTCACAGAGAAATATTGGACCCGAAAGCTTGAAGCAGATATGGGTCTTTAGGCTCGGACCACAAACAAGCCCCGCTTCTGTAAGTAGTCAGCGAACTGAGTAGCGCTGGGCCGATCCGGCGCCGCAGGCAGTAGCCGGTTGCTGGTGTTTGGGATCGCCGCGTACTGCCGGGTCACCGCTCCTTCGACACGATCCAGCAGCACCGCGCCTTTACGTTTTTCCACCGGGTCAATATCGTCCTGATGGATTTCGGCGGCCAGGGCCATCTGCCCGTACTGAATCCTCGCCGGAAGGTAGTTGTTCGGCTTGATCTCATAATCCAACCGCACCTCCTGGCGCGGCCAGGCCAGCCCCTGCTCGCTGCTGGTCTTGCGGCCCTTCCAGGTCATTCCATCCATAGCCAAAGCGGCCCGGCGCAGCAACGCTTCCTGCGCTGGCACACCGTCAGGAATGACCGTGCCGAACTTCACGGCATACATGGCCAGATCCTCGGCGCTCGCGTAGCTTTCGGCGTCAGGCTTGCCGGTGCCGTCCTCGATGATGAGTGTCATGCGTCAACTCGCTGGAATGGTTTGAAGATTGGCCGCCGGATCGCCGACAGCCAGCAGTATTACTCCTTGGTCAGCTCAGCGACGAGCTTTTCCAGGGATTCTTTAGAAGCGTTGGCCCGGTACGGAACCTTCGCCTCATCGAGCTTTGCTTTCAGCGCGACGATCTCGTCGACCTCACCAGCCGTCGGCGTGATGGCGGCTTTCTTCAGAGCTTCAACCTCATCGCGCAGCTCGTCGACAGTAAGAAGCAGGCCGTCACGCTCGGCGGTCAGCTCGCCAACTGAGGCGTGGATGGTGCCCAGCGCTTCGAACAAGCGTAGCGCCAGCTCGCCCGACTCGGGACGGTGAATCTCGCCAGCTTCCAGGCCGTCAACCAGGACCTGGATAGATCCATGTTCAGCCCGTAAAGCCGCGATGATTTTTTCCAGTTCGACCTGATTGGCGGCGCCAACAAGCTGCACCCGCTTGGCCTCCTTCACCGACACATCAATGCCGGCCGCTTCGTACGCTTCAACAACGCTCGGCCAATGGCCGATTACCAGCACACTGGTCACTCCCGCTTCTGGCTTGTCGAAGTGTTCCGGGTTGCGGTAACGCTTCTCCGGATCGAAGCCGGAGAGTTGGTTGCTGTAAGTCAATTCCATGTGTTTCTCCAAGGCGGCCATCGCTGACCGCGCGTTGAGTTTCAGACTTAGTCGCCGGAGGCAGGAGGCGTCGCAGTGAGCTTGATCATCACGCCGGCGGTGACCTTGTTGCTGCCCGCGTGCTTGACCCAGTTGGCAGCCGAGCCGACGGCAGCCAAGGTCGGGTTGGAACCACCAGTGGTGGCTTTCCAGCTATAACCCAGCACATCGATGTTCACGGTGCCTTCCGCGCGGTAGCCGATGCTCAGGTTTTCTTCGTCGTTGACTTCGTAGGAACGGAAGCCCGGGGCCTGCGACTCGGTGATGGTTACGGCATTCGGCAACAGGCCGAAGATGACATCCGCCGGCGCGGTGTCGGTTACCAATACAGGCTTGCCCAGGGTGCCAGGCAGACCGCCGTAGATCACGACGCCCGCTTCTTCGTAGATCTTGTTGGTGATCGCTTCGTCGACAATGTCGAAGTAAGCGCTGGAGTGCATGACCCACAGGGCGATCCGGCCGAACTTGTCGCCGAACTTGCGCATGCCGCGAGTCAGGGTCTTCTTGCCGTCGGTTTCGATGTTGGCCGAGACCACCATGTCAGCATTAGAGCCGATGGCGGCACGCAGACCAGCCGTTGCGTACTGGATGAAGCCCTCCAGGGTCGCGTCAGCAACGTCGGCACCAACGATCTGGGAGAACTCCTCTACCGGACGACCGCGGCGCTTGAACGCCTCTTCGGTGGTCTGGTACGGGCCGTACTTCCAGGGGGCCTTGACACCGACAGCTTCGCCAGCGCTGATCTTCTTGGCAGTTACCTTGCCTTCGGAGTTGACGTCGCGGTGTTCCAGGGAGCCGTTCAGCTTGTAGAGGGCGCGCTTGCGGAAGTCGCCCTCGATCAGTTCGTTGTCCAGCACCATCGCGCCGTTGGACGATGCGTTGAACACATCCAGGTTGTCCTGGACACGCTCCAGATATGCGGTTTGCGCCTCATCGTTGTAGATGATCAGGTCGCTGTTAACGGTTGTAGCCATGGGTTAATCCCCTTACTTGGGCAATGCGAGATATGCGGTTTGGCCGTGCTTGCGCTGGAAGTCACGCTTCTGCTTGGAGGTCATTTCGGAGCGCTTGAATGCAGCCTTGCCGCCACCCCCGCCCGGGGCAAATGTCCCTGAAGCCCTTGGCCACAGGTGGGGTGCGCTTTCACGCAGAGATTCCGCCCATTCGAGCGGAGTCAGAGGGGTCTTGCCGTCTTTACCGAGGATGACCTGGCCGGATTCATCAACGGCGACCGCATCGCCATCTTCGTTAAGGGTGAACACGCCTTTGGCGCGCAGGATGATGTCGTCGGTTGCTTCGGGGAGAGCACCAGCTTTCAGTGCGGCACCGCGTACCGAGTCGCCCAGGACTTTGCCCTGGAACTTGGCGGCGAAGGATTCGGCCTTCTCGGCGCGCTCGCTGATGGCCTTCAGCTGCTTGTCGTAGTCGCCACGCAGGCGCTCAGTGCGGCGGTTGAAGACCTCGTCCACCTTGCCCTCTGTCAGCAGCTTGGTTTCTTCGTCCTGGCCGGCACGACTGAGCAGGCCTTTGACGGCATCGATGTCGATGCCTTCAAACTGGGTCTCGAACTGGGTCAGCTTGGTGGAGGTGTCCTTCAGCTTGCCCAACAGTTCTGTATTCTTGGTTTTCAAACCGGAAACGGATGCTTCAACGGCAGTCGCGATAGCGGCCTTGATTGCCGGGTTTTCCAGGTCGATTTCGTTTTCTTCTGCCACGTTGATGCACCCCTTGGGTTTGGTCGGCCCGCTTTGCAGGCATAAAAAAACCCGCATGAGCGGGCTTGTATGAGTGCCTGTATTAACCAGGCGAGAATCGGTAAGTGAAAGGTGCCAGACGCTCTATGCGCACGAGATCACCTTCTTTCAACATGTACTTATCCAAAAAGGCAGTCACAAAGCGGGCTTTTCTCTGTTGGAATATTTTCTTGTCGGAAACAATAAAGTCCTCAACAGTTTCTATATCGCCGTATATCACATACGCCTTTTGAATTGAGGGCTCCGCTTTCTTCGTCCCTCCTACAATACTTGCCTCGAACCAATCAAAAATATCCGACAACAAAATGTAGTTACGCTTAGCGTTGGTTTGAAGCCTGATAATCCTGAAGCTCATGGCGATAACCCTCGGAATGGATCAGCTATGGTTTCAAGTGGAGATAGGCAATTCAATACTTTTAAATTCTAGAAAAAACAAAGAGTTGCTTAAATTCTTGCTTTTTCGAAGGCCAACGGCTCAAGCTTTTTCATCTGAGCCAGCGTCAGCGGTGCGAAGTTGCGATCAAGCTGCAGCTCAGTGAAACGCTCGATGGTCAGACCGCCCTCGCGGAACAGCTTGGCCCGCACCGGCCCGATAGCCACGTCCTGAAACCCCGCCGGCTGCTGCTGGAGCCAGTGGTAGTAGTCGAGGCTCGCGCTGACCTGCCCTGCACCGTCAGCGCCTACCGAGGCGCGGGTAGCGCCCTTGGCAAACAGCTCGCTTAGCTTGGTCAGCAGAATGAAGGTGGTGCGGCAGTTCGGGTGAAACGGCGGCCGTGGGCCTGAATCGACTGGAAACCGGCGCTTGTCCATCGAGCGACATAGCTGGCTGGTCTTGCTGTCCAGCGTAGCGACCATCTCGACTTCGGACACGATGCCCTTATTGGCCTTGGCCACCTCCATGCGCGCCTGTGACGACACATGCTGAATGGCGGTGTGCACGACGGTGCTGGCATTGCGGTTGGTGGTGGCAAGAATGCCGTCCTTGTAGCCGGCCGCCTTGGTGCCGCGAATGTTGCGGATGATCTGGAAGTTGGTTTGCCCCTCGAAGAAGCCCTGCCGGATGGTGCCGGTGACGCGCTCACGCTCTGCGCCAGTCCACCCCTTGATGAAGGCCTTAAGCAGCTTCCCTCCACCGGTACCGCGCACGCTGAGCGGGTTCGTCAGCACTGCGGTGCGGATTGCAGCGGCCGTCGGGGCGACCACATCCAGCGACACGCCAACCGGCGCCGACCTGGCGAGACTTGTCGCCTCAAACTCAGCCTCGTAATTGGCGATTTCCACCAGGTCGAGGTTCAGTTGCGCGCTATAGCGGTCGAAAATGCCCAGTAACAGGCTGTCGACTTCCTTCAGCAGTGCCTCCAGACGCTTCGTGTTGTATTCCGTTAGGTCCGACTGGGTCAGCCGCTCACGGATAGACCGGTCAATCTCCTTGAGGAAGGGAGCAAACTTGCCCACCTCCCCCGCCTTGAGCTTTTCGAGGAACACTGCGTGCCGGATGATCGCATCAAGTATCGCTTGGTTCACCGCCATCTACTTTGTCCTCGTCGTCCAGACCCAGGCCGTCGCCCTGCTCTTCCAACTCGCCGTCGATCTGTTGGTCGGTGCGCTCTGGTGCGATCAGTCCAAGCTTGCGCAGATATGCTCGAAGGTCCGCTTTCGCAAAGCCGCCGTTTTGCCACAAGCCCACCAACGCCGTGATCATCTGCGGATCTGCCGTCAGCTCGACGAACTCTTGATTGACCTGGTAGGCGACCTTCTTGTCGGTGATGCCCATGTAAGCGCAGCACCACATGATTGCCCGAGTGTATGCCTCGCTGACGTTGGCCACACAGCCGGCCAGTACCGATGTTGAGGCTGACTGATCGCCGCGGGACTCCGTAGCGGTCTTGGTAGCAAGTGACGCAACCACCATCCGGGCGCCCAGCTCGATCATCATCTGGTTCTTGTCGGCCATGGCCTCTTTGACCAGGGTGTTCGGTAACGGCTGCGCATAGGCGAAGGCACCGCCAGCAGGAAGCAGCATTGGCGCCCGGGAACCGACGTAAATGCCGTTTTTCTCCATGTGATCACGCCATTGCTCATCGAGACCCGAGATATAGGGCTGAGCCTGCCCACACCAGAAAACGCTATCTTCGTAGTCGGCACTGTTCCGGTAATGGCCCAGGTTGATCATGGCGATGTCGTAGAGCGGCGACTCGTCGATGCTTGGATCGTTGTTCTGTGCGCCGACGAAGGTGAACGGGATCTCCTTGAGGCGACCTGTTACACCTTCCGGCCTGAACTCTTCGATGACAGCCAGCGGCCCGCCACCTTTCGGCCCGGACCGACGCCAAACACGGCAGACAAAACCGTCATCCTCAAGCGCCAATTCGCGGTACTGCTCAACTGTCTTGTAGCCGAAGCCGTCAGGAATCTCAGGAGACTCGTGCAGCACCACCAGGGTCAGCACGCTGTGCCCGTTCACCATCCCTGTGCGCCAATTGATGATGTCCTCGGCGCAGTAGGAAAGGATCACCGAGTGGCCGCCGATACCGTCGTCCTGGTGATAGTCGACGTACAGGCCATGCCGACCGGCCTCAAGCACCTTCTCCAGCGTGCCCTGCGAGTGCTGGTAGATGCTCACGCCCGAACCGTTGGCGTTGTCCTGCAGGTATTCCAGCTTCTTCGATACCGTCAACGTTGGGTCTTTGTGGAACGCCAGGCCGAGCAGCCCGTTACGGGTGTGCCCAGTGGCGTTCTTGAATACCGCACGTTCGCGATAGGCTTTATTCCGGTCTACGTTCTCAGGCGACTTGTCGTGTGAGTTGATGTACGGCAGTCGGTCGACAACCCGGTGCTGGCCGGCGCAGACGTCGCGAACGGTCGCCCAGCGATCCAGCACAGCTATGTATTCCGCCCGCTTGAAGGAGACGTCGTTGCTCATCGGGCGTATCCCATTTTGATGGAGGTGACGATTGCTTTGATCGGGTAACGCTTGGCGATGAAGTAGCCCGCCGCGTCGTTCATGTGGTCATGGCCCTTCTTCGGGTCTTTGTCAGGCTCGCCCTTGTCGGTGTAGGTCTGTCGCTCAAGGCACAAGGTGAGCTGAGGGCACTGGTCGATGTTGACCTTCAGTCGTCGCTCGCCGTAGGCGTTCAGGAACATGGCGTTTACCGAGTTCACGCGGTCTTTCACACCAGGGTTTGTGGAGTCGACGATCACCGTGAATTTTGCTTTCTTCAGCAGCGATAAGTCGGACTCGCTCGCGTTTTTGCTACTGGTGTTTTGCCCACTGGCGTCGGGATAGACCGCCACTGAGTGACCAGGGAACCGTGCCTGGATCTTCTCGATCATCTCAGGCGTGTCCCGAACACCATGAAATTCATCCAGAGCCATCGGCAGATCGTTACGCACGACATAGACAACGGCCGCCATCTTCATGACGTTGAAGTCCATGCCGATGTGCAACGCCTCGCCCGGCTTGATTCGCTCGCTGGTTCGGCACTCATCTCGATTGAACGTGTAGTAGACGACGCCCGCATAGTTCTCGAAGCCGGCTTCGTACTCTTGCCGGAAGGTGCGCGGGTCCATCTTCCGGCGTGCCGCCTCAAGCTCTTCAGGAGGAACGTTGCCGCCTTGTAACGAGGTGTACTGCCAGCTCTTGTGGTCCGGCTCGCCGCCTGGTTTACCGTCCAGATAAGTGTCGTAGCAGTGGTTGAAGCCCTTCGGAGTGCCAATGCGAAGCGCATGGCCTCCCTTTCGCATACCAACGTCTGGAATCTGGTACTGACAAGTCGATAGCATCGGCCGCAGCACTTCTTCCCACGCCGCCCACGGGCAGTCTGCCCATTCATCCACCAGGACGAAGAACAGGCCGGAGCCCCGCAGGTTATCGTAGTTGTCGAGCCCCACCACGCGCATGACGTGGCCGGACTTGAGGGTGATAGAGCATTCGGTCTCGTTCGGGCGGTGCGCACGCCACGCCTCAGGGATGGCTTGCTTCAGGCGCCGCCAGAACACGCGCTTGGCCTGTTTGAACGTCGGCGCGCCGTACCAGATCTCGTCCTCAACGCTCACACCCCACTCCGCAGCAAGGCGAGCGGCACGGCGCATTTCGGCCTTGCCCAGGAATGTCTTGCCGAACCGACGGCCACACACCGCATCGCGGAAGCGGGCCTCAGGCTGGAAGCCCCAGCAGTAAATGTTCGCCTGTTTGGGCGTCAGCTTCACCGGCGGGTCAAAGGTACGGGGTAGCGGGGACATTCTCATCAGGCTCCAGTGTGTACTCAGCAACGGCGTGCTGCTGGTCCGCTTGGGAGCCCAGAGGTTTCTCAGGTTCGAGGCGGCGATTCACGTAAACGTCGCCCACCTCCTTGGCGGCCTGCTCGTACAACTGAGCGGTCAGCGCCAGGTTGCGCATGCTCTCGGCCTTTTCAGCCATTCGCCCCAGGCCACGAAGCCGGTAGGCGCGGTTGGCGATCGGAATCTCAGCGGTCTCTTCGCGGAATCGCTTACGGGTGTCGTGGAACAGGGTCACCCACTTCACCGCAAGCCCCTTCCCCGCAGCCTTGGTTGGGTCGTGCGTCTCCACCTGCTGGCGGCTCACCACAACCCCGTATTCGTTCTTGACGGCTTCCACCACCTGGGAGGGGGTGTCAAAGCACGCAAGCGCCTGAACGATGAAGCTCTTCACCTCATTTTTCAGGGCTGCCATAAGTTCTCATCCGTCTAGAGCCTGTCAAGAATCAGGCCGACTTGAGCAGACAGGTTCCGCAGGCCCTCGCAATGTTCAATTTCCCCACCTCAACAGGACTGTTTGCAGCGTCCACCAACGCTTGAACGTCAGGGCTCGCACCATAGCGGCGGACCACACCGACGAACTCTTCCACGTCGTGGCCCTGCAGCTTGATCTTCGGTGCGCCGTCTTGGGTGAATGCTGGTTGACCGTATTTGTCGGTCGCGTGAGCCAGGTGATAAAGCTCGTGTTCGATCAGGGCGCAAAACTCAAGGTCGCTGCACTCGGCGCAGTAGTCAGCAGCCAGGGTGATGATGAAGGCCGGCACATCGCCGAACCAATCACGCATCTGTTGTTCCATCCGGGCTTTCTGCCAGCCGCCCGCGCGGAACGCTACCTGTTCGGCCTGGCCCAGAACTGTGCGGCCCTGCTTCTCGAAGCTCGACGACGCCCACATGATCCGGATGTCTGCATCCAGTAGGTGGGCATGGTCTTCGTTGTGAATGCTGCCGGTGTCGGCAAGTATCTCGGCTTGGAGCCACTCCCACACTTCGGGAGCTGGAGTGAGGCGGATGCCGAAGTCGGACAGTTCAAGCAAAGACGTCGGAGGGTACGGCCTGCACATGAGTCCTCCCCGAGATATGAACATGAATGGCAAGCCACTATCAGTGAAGATGAATCAGAGGAATACAGGGGCTTCTACTCGTCAAGAACCTTCATGAAAATCAACTCCGGATCACCAGGATCAAGATTCTCCACTACGCCGCTAGATTGGTATCCAAGCTGCGCGAGCAATTGCCGCATGGGTGTATTGGACGTGTTGGTTGAAGTGAAGATCTTTTTGGCAGAGGAACAACGCTCTAAGTGAGCAATGATCTTCCTCCCTATTCCGCATCTTCTGTGTGCATTCGAGACGATTACGAGCGGAACAAACCACTCACCGAAAAAACTTCTATCCAAGCATCCGTAACCGACCGGGACAGCTGGATCGTCTTCGCCACAAGCAACCCAGCAATGGCCCTTGCTTATTGCACTTGCTATTTGCGCCCGACGGCCATCGTCTTTCTCCGCTACAGAATCCACGCGCACCAACGATCTAAAGTCGCTGGGGACAGCCTCTCTGATTTGCCAGCTCATGATCGCAATCCTACGGTCAAATTCTGCAGAGTGTACTTCATCATAGTTGCCACAGATGCCATTACACCTGGCTGTGGATTTGATGGAAAGCGAACCAGCCCGGTAAGCGCGTTCGATTGCCTCCCAGTCGGGTTGCTTTGTGGTCATTGTCTGCCTTCAGGGCTGAGCATTTAGCAAGGGGTGGGCAAAAGCACAGAGTTGAGTTGTTACAACCCTCTGAATCTAGATACTGGGTATCGAGTTCTTAAATCACAGGAAATCGATAATGCAACGCTCGACTAAAGTAATCATCCTCATAACCTTACTGATGCTCCCCGCTACCACTCACCATGATGTATGTCTGTGCATGTGCGTGACCGTGGAGCAAGCTGACGATCACGCCCTGGGGCAGCCCGGCAGCCTTGGCTGCATCCATAGCATCGGCAATGGCCTTGTCTAGGGCGCCTACCGCGGCGTTGATGTCTTGGCTCAATGGGAGAGCGTGACGCAGGCGTGTGACGTTATGCATCGGTGTACGGGACAACCACATGGGTTACAAAAAAGTGCATTCACATAGGTGACACTTTGATTGAGACATAACCGTTCTTTGCATCTCTCGCATTCACATGGCCCAAGATCACCGGACCGAAGATTACATTCCATACCCCATCACCAATCATCTCCATTCCGATGGTCTGGTGACGAAGTAAATTGCCGATATAAACCCGCATGCCTCCTCGATTGATGATTCCGCTACTGTCGGCCAGGTAACTCTCAATATGGCTCGCATAGGTCATTTCCGGTAGCTTCTCCGGGTACATTCGAGTTGAAGGCGTATAGCAAGCGGCAGGCGTTTTCTGGCCAAGCGCCTCGTGCCCACGCTCGTAATTATAGTGCTGCAGGAAGCGATCAAAGTGGCGCTGCTGGGCTTCCCAGGCAATTGCCGACGGGTGAGGTAACGTGCTTTTCAGCGTTCGGTGCATACGCTCATGCCGCCCATTCTGATCTGGGCGACCTGGCTCGATCCGCTCAGGAATGATCCCAAGTCTCATCCACCAGATCGACAGCTGTGACAACCCCGCTCGACTGGTGCTGGCAAACGGTATGCCGTTGTCGGTACGAATGCGCTCTGGCAGGCCGTATTCGCGAAAAACCCTTTCGAAGGTTTGCTGGGTTTCCTTCAGATTGGTGCTGCTCATGCTCTGGCACGCCAGCAAAAACCGGCTGGCATGATCCATGATCGTCAGCGGATAACACCAAATCCCTGCTCCGGTCAGGTATTGGCCTTTGTAATCAGCGCTGAATAACTGGTTGGGATTTTCTGCCTTGCGTAAAGGCTTGGGATACACAGCCACCCGTCGGCGCAATGGCTTGGGGGTAATCAAATCAGCTGCCTTGAGAATGTTGTAAATGGTCGTCTTCGAGGGCGGATCCTGATCTGGGAAACGCTGGATGAGACTATTCTGAATCTTTTTCGGGCCGGGAATCGTCTCGCCACTTAAGCGAAATTCAACGATTGCCTGTTTCACAGCCAAGGGCACCACGTAGGTTTGGTTGTGGCGGCAGCGGCTACGCTCATCAAGCCCACTCGGGCCCTCTGCCTCGTAACGCCTGATCCACTTATACCCAGTCTTGCGGCTGACCTCATAGTCCCGGCACAGCTGGCTAAGGCTGTGCTTCTGGGACAGGTAATCGGCAATGAACAGTACTTTAAGGTCCATAGGTTTCAGCTCTTTCCAGGGCATGGTCAGATCCTCGCGAAATCGACCCTGCCAGTTAAAAACTGTTACCTATGTGCGTGAACTGATTTGTAACCCATGTGGGTGAGTCATACCTCGGTTAACTCCGCGCCACGATTTGGCGAATTCAAAAACGTGGCGCGAGTTACTGCCCCGCACCGCTCCTGGGAAACTTGAACTCGGCGACCCGATCAGCAAAGTCGGCCAGCTTCTTCACGCCCAGGAACCCGATAAACACCCCGGCAGCCGTAGCAAGGTTCTGCGGCAGACCGAAGTATTCAAGGACTGGGATCAGACCAATCGTGATCAAGGTGCAGATCGCCGCCTCGAGCAGAGCCTGGCGCCGGGTACCGCCGCCATAGATGATCCTGATACCAGCCATCAAGGCAGATAGCCCGGCAGCATAAAGCGTTGGCGAATGCTGACTCAGCCATGCAAGCACGATGAGCCAGGTGTCTGGTTTGTCTGGCATGTTGGACATCTCGGTTCCTCCCCGTCAGGGAGTTAGGAATACAGCAGGCCATGACCTGCGAATTTGAATCAGCCCCAGCAGCACCCCCAGCTCGGAGCGATGGGTGAGGTGGGACCGAAAACGAAAAAGCCCCGGCAAATGCCGAGGCTTGAATTGATGGGGTATGTTCAGTCTCCATCCCCTTTGTCGCGTTGGCATCGCCCCATAGTGGCCATCTCAACGACTAGCTACCAGCGAGTCTCCATGGCCACTCGGTCACCATCCCCAGGATGCTAAACGCCAGGAAAGTGCAGCGACCTCAGCCATACTTCTCACCCCACTACTCTACGGTTGGTGCTTAATCGTTACTCGCTTTGGTGCCGCGATGACGACCAACGCCAGTGACGCAATGTACAGAACAGCTCCGGCTACCCCAGATATTGTTCCGAGTACATACGAAGCAATGACAAAGACACCTAAGAACGATGCAAGCACCAGCAGGGCATTAGAAACCCAAAATACGGCCAGCCTGAATCCAAAAGAGACTGACCTGATTTTGTAGGAAGCCAACATTCCAAGCACTGAAACTATGATCGCCACAATACCGATCGCTTGTAGGGCTACCGCATAAATCGATACCGGAGGAAGCCCGCTTGTATCGGATAAGTCCGCCGGATTCTCTGGAATCCCGGCTGTTGCAGATAACAGCATGAACCAAGCGGCAACAAATAAGGCAATGGCAGTCAACAAGCTTTTATAGCGACCCATAGTCGGCACTCGGTAATGAATTTGTAGGGGCCTCTCAGTATAAGCACAGCGCCAAACAATGAGAAACACTCTCATTTCATCCCAAGTGATCGGCTGGTTCACTTCTGGAGCCTAAAACTTGCGACGGACTATCTTCAAAGTCCGTCGCAGTCTTACCAGCTAGGGCCCAATCGAGCCTCTTGAGGACAACATCCGATTAGCGTGAAAAATTGATCGGAAGAGCCCCGGTGATCTTGATTTCGTAGTCCTTTGCATTGGCTACTCGACCAATTTCCCGCAGAGCCGAGGTGGCGCCCTCATCAAATTGCGCCCGATGGCTACTGGCATTTGCATCGTAACGATCCGAAAACGCCTTTACAGTGCCGTTGAAGGTGACTTTACCCGAGGTGGTGTGGACTACTGTGCCCTCCACGCTGATGGTGATATTACCCAGGTAAACACGCGCAATTTGAGAGTCTTGCCCAGTGGAGTACGGGACTTTCAGCTTAACGGACGTTTCACCAATACCGGCCGTGTCAATAATCGCTTTCAGATCGGGAATTTTGTCTGGTGTCGGTCGAATACCAGTGTTTTCAATTTTCACACTGGTAGGTTTGCCGTCCCCTACCAGCCAATGGGCCAGTGCGGCAAACGGGGTAAAGACATTACCTGAAAACTCATTCTCGACTGCGAGCTCTTTCAGATCCTTGATCTTTGTTCCTTCTTTGATCCCCTGTGTCCATGCATCGAGCGTAGAAAGATCCTGGTTCTTCAAATGGACACGATCTGCCCCATAAGCGACCTTAATATCGCCAGTGATGAATCCATCAAGACCATAAGGAATAGGCTTATTGTTTCGCATTGCCTTAGCATGGCGCTGAAACATAGGGGACCAGTCACCTCGCCCGTATGCGATGCTTCGCTCCTCCACCATTCGGGCAACCATTAAATGAGGGGACGGAACGGCGAAGCCAGAACCGCGCATAGTGCCGTATTCATCTGGATAAACGTAAGTAGGTTGTAGTTCGAGAGTCATTTTTTCACCTGTTGAGTCGAATGATTGTTCGCGGAGAATTCCGCTTTCATGTCGCTCAAAGGCGATTGCTCGAGGCTCGTGGCCTTCACATGATTCAACGTCCCGCATCGGGAACATTTGATCTGGAGCTCTGTAAACCCACCCGTACGGGCGAGAAGTCTTTTGCAGTTACCGCATCTGAATTCTTTCAACATCTGCAAGTTCCTTTTGCTGAATCACCCTTTCCCTGGGCAATAAAAAACCCCGCTCTAGGCGGGGCTTCATAAAAATTTTAGTCGCTTGAAGTTTGAGGGACTGGGGCCTCGTCGATGCTGATGCAGTGCTCAATGTCCGTTATCTTCTTCAGCGCAAGCTCGGCCGTTGAATAAGCCCCGAACATTCGGCCCTGATAAAAAACAACCCACGCAAACTGAATATCCGCGTTGCCAGCCTGCCCTACAACCAACTTCTTGAACCGTTCCGCCAAGTCGTCGACATGCATCTGTGCCATGCCACGCAAAACCATGACGCTCTCCCAGTTTATAGTCGGAAGCTCTATTTTCGACCTTGCACAAACTAAGCGCAATAAAAAACCCGGCACAATGGCCGGGCTTTCGTAGATTTTTAGTGCAAGTTGCCGTAGGCAAAATACTAACTGTGGGGAAATAATGCTCTCAGCCGTGCGGGAAGTCAAGCGGCCTCATTCATCTTGTAGATTATCCCGCCGATTGGGCTCAGTGCCTTGGCGTCGATGTCATAGCAGGCATCGAAGCAGAGCTGCACAAAAGGCTCCCAGTCCCTCCCCCAAGCTGCCGATGGGAGCTTGATGCCGTACTCTCCTTCCAACCAGGCACGAAAGATCTCTGGCTTGATGAGTGGATCAGGGTTCGAAGACTGCCCGCCCTGGTGCATGTATCGATACCGGCGAAATACCCCCTTGGCGACATGCGCGGCACGTTCACGCTTGCTGGAAGTCATGCGCTCTACTCGGGAGCAAGCCAGGTTGAAAACTGCCTCTTCCGCATCCTCCCGATCATCATCGGTCGGCTCTGCGGCGTACATAGCATTGCCAAAGGCGCGCAACTGGTAATGGAGACGCGCGATCGCCGACTGGATGTGACCAGCAAGCGCTCCGTGCACCGCGTGATTTGCAGTAGGTCCTCGCTGGGTGCTCTGCACCACCACTCCAAGCTCTGCGGCATCTGAGGATTGGCCAGGCGCTGGGTTGTAGTTGCAGTCATGCCATGCCTGGCGCGCTGAATTGATCTTCATGCGACAGCCCTCTTCAGTTCTCTAGTCTTCGCTCGGTAGTCGGCGGTCATCGCCTTCAGCTCTTCGACCGTGTACTTCTTGGCCTCATGAGGTCCTTCCAGCCACTCAACTTCCTCAGCCCCGATACGCTTCACCAGCTCAATGCGGTAGTTAACGATGTTACCGGAGAGCCGGGTGTTACACGGTGAGCACTGGCGGTGGCAGTTCTTGGGCTCGAAGCGCAGCGCTGGGTTGCTCCCCACAGTTCGATAATGGCCGGCATCGTACTTGCCCTGGTGGTGCCGGCCGCAACTGACGCACGGAAGCTCCGCGTCACGGGCGCGCACCCAGGCGTTGAAGGCGATCTGTGTGTCTTTGAGGTGATCCGCCCTGCTCTTCAGCTTCTCCTTGCGCACCTTGATGTCCCGGCGACCAACATCAGCTAGGGCCTTCTTGGCGCTCGCCTGCCCCTTCTCCGACTTGCCGTAAGCGATGGCGCACTCGATCTCGCCGCACACCGCCTGCGAGCCGCGGGCGGGCGTGAACATCACTCGGCACTCTGGGCAGCGTTTGCGGCGTGGCCCTCCGGACGTGAGCGGGGTTTTGCGTTGTAATGGGGTGCGCTTCATGCGGCCTCCTTGAATGCTTCGAACTCTGCCATTTCGGTCAGGCGCTCTTCCGTGAGCGTCGGCCAGTCATGCAGCACCAGGTAAGCACAGCACTGGCGCCAGAAGTCTTGGAATGTCTCCTCCCCCATCGAATCGTAGGAAAGGCTGCGGGGGGTCTTGCGGGTGAGTTGGCCCAAGCCAGGGATATCGAACTGCTCCTCGTCGCAGTACACGCCCGACTCTAGTTGCAGGGCCTTGATTGCGTCATGGGACTGCTTGCCAGAGAACCGATCGATGTTCTGGCTCAGTACCCGGCCCAGGCCGTGGACCAATCCGTTGAACCGTGGATTGCGCGGCTGCTTGAGTTCGGCGCGGATCTTGGTATTGATCCGGAAATCACGCTCACGAAGGATCGACCGGTCAGCGTCGGAGGAAGGCACAAACGCAGCCACCTCCCTGCCGGTGGCAGGATCAATCAGGCGGCGCAGCACCAGGTACACGGGCATTGGGCGAGGTTTCGTTGGCTTGGTCATTGCGCCGCCCTCTTATCTTCCAATTCCTGGACCTGCTTTATCAGCAGCGCTCGGCGATCCGCCAACTCGTTGGCCGCTGCAATCCGCATCTCATCCTTCCGCTCTGCGCTGGCCTTGCGCATTTCCAGCATCGAGTTCTTTACGATCTCAAGCTTTGTGCGAATAGCGGGTTCCGGCCGGGTGACGGTACCGGTGAGCAAGCCAGCGATCGCGCGACCGTCTTCGGTGACCGGCTCGACGCTCAGGTCTGCCAGGTACTTTTGGCCGCGCTCGCGGGGAATACGCTTCAGCTCCATGGCCTTGGTTACGGCCTGGATTCGACGGTTGGCGTCGAAGCCCACGGACACGTGCCAGTTGACCGGCTTCGCATCCTCACGGGCCTGGCTCACGAACCGCTGGTAGGCGTCAATGAACGCCATGCGAGCACCGATCTTGTCACCACCATCCAAGATGGGTTTCGCGGCAGCCAGGGCCAGTTGGATCTCATCGGTCAGCACCACTGTTTCGAATTCGTCGTTGGTGGTCATGGCGATGGCCCAGGCCTCGTCCTTACCTGGACGTCCGTCGGAGGTCTGGACGCGCTGCAGGATGTCAGCCATAGCCAGCTTGCCCTTCACTTCGAAGCGGCACGCCTTCAACGTGGCTTTGACGACAGGCACCGGGTAGGCACAGAGGTCTTCGGCCATCATTGCCGCAGTGCCTGGGTTCATTTCCTGACCCATGGCCTCGGCGGTTGCGCAGATGGCAGCGGCTAGTCCGGCGACCTGCTGGTCATTCATTTCAGAGGTATTCATTGCGGTCACCTGCTTGGCGTTTGGCCAAAACCATCTGAGCGGCCTGTTCCGCTGCGGACAGGTTGGCCTCGGTTCGTTCCATCTGGCGGGCGGTTGTGCCGTTGACGCGCTGCCCGGTCACCCACTGGGTGTGGTAGCTCTCGGCGTTGGCCAGTAGCTCGTTGAGGCTGTGGCATTTGCGCAAAACGGCGGCATCGTTAGTTTTCAGGTAATGCGCGGCGACGTGGTGAGCGACATCAGCGCCGAGGCGGTCGACCAATTGGCCGAGCTGACCACCAACCTTGGCATTCCAAACAGGCCATGCGCCGAGGTAGCGTTTGCGGTAAGCCATTGCGTAGTTCGCCCAGACCTTGAACGTTTTGCAGGTCTGGTCTTTGGGTCCCGGCATGTCGGCAGGGATCTCAACCCGCGGGGCGTCGATACGATCAACCACGAGAACCAAGCCACGGGACTGAGCCGGCTTGCCGGTGGCGTCCTGCAAGTCCTGACTGGTGTCCTGATTGGTACCCTGATGATTGGTATCCTGATTTGTCGGAGATTTATCCGACCCTTGCTCGGATTTTTTTCCGACCTTGCTCGGAGATTTATCCGAGGTAGATCGGATATTTTTCCGACCTTTGTTTTTTGGCGGGGTCGGATATTTTTCCGACCCATCAAGCTTCTGGTTCCACTCGATGGCCTTCTCGGTAAGGCGAAAAAGCGTGATGTTCGAAGTGCTGGAAAGCTCAATCAAGCCGGCCTCTTCCAGGGCCTTCAGCATGCGGTAAGCGGTGTCGGGCTTATCAGTGAGTAGCGGCAGCTCCTCAGTGATCTTGGCCTTGCTCAGCGCGAAGAAGATCCCGTCATCGGTCTTGATTGGCTTGGTCCAGCTCGGACAGCCGTAGACGAAAGCGAACAGTAGGGCCTGCTGAGCATTCAGCCCCCACTCCAGCGCCTTCACCTGGTTAATCGTGACGGTGTATTGCATATCAGGCCGCCAAGGGGTCTGAATGTGAGCTAATACGCGCCACGTTTTCAGATTGCGGAAAACGTGGCGCGAGATCTGTAGCGCTGTTGATATTTGGTTGGGTTTGCATATAATTGGCCTCACAAAGTGTTATCGAATTAGCCGACCTCGACCGTCGGCTTTTTTGTGCCTGTAATTCAGCGCGTCTGCGCCAACCTCCCCGCCCTACTCCCCCCGTTTCCAACTCTCAAACCTCTACTGGATATAACTCCAGCGCCTTCAGGTTTCTTACTTCGCAGACCGGTTACACCGATACTGGGCACCTCGCTTAGGCGGCCCTGGAATTCGCGGTTGATCGTTGCGGGAAAACTCGATCCAAGGTGCACTTCGCGCCCAAGTCATTTAACGCCTGGACAATTTTCCGGGCGTCTTCAAGCTTCAATGGGCGAGCCCCTGACTCGTAGTTAGCGAGCCGCGACTGCTTCCAGTTGAGCTTTCGGTGCAAGGCCGCCTGGGTAATGCCGGCACCCTCGCGAATCTCTGCTATGAGGTTCATTGCGTTGCTCCTAATATCAATAAATCAAGGATAAACACATATCGTGTTATTGGCAAACACAATAAGTGGGCGGATTTTATTTCACTCCGTGATTAAAATTCGAGGTATGAAGACACTCGGATCGCGCATCGCGCACTACAGAGAAATCGCAGGGCTTTCTCAGGCAGCCTTGGCAAAAGCGTGCGGGTGGAAATCACAGTCGCGCATCGGCAATTATGAAAAGGACGCTCGGGAGCCAAACCTCGAAGACATAGCCAAAATTGCGCATGAGCTAAAAGTCGACCCAGCGGCGCTGCTTCTCCCAAGCGAAAGTTCTTCAAACATTTCTATTGCCGCCCAGCCCACCAAATCATTCCGTTACCCGGTAATCAGCTGGGTTGCCGCCGGAGCCTGGGCGGAGGCCGTCGAGCCCTACCCGGCCGGTTTCTCGGACACCTACGAGTTCTCGGAGTACGACTCCAAGGGCACAGCTTTTTGGCTGAAGGTGAAAGGTGACTCGATGACAGCGCCCGCCGGCCAGAGCATCACCGAGGGCACTCTGATCCTGGTGGACACCGAGGCTGAGGTCGCGCCAGGTAAGCTGGTGGTGGCCAAGCTGCCAGACAGCAATGAAGCCACATTCAAGAAGCTGGTCAGCGACGGCGGCCGACTGTTCCTGAAGCCACTGAACCCGAGCTACCCAATTGAGGCGGTGGACGAGAACTGCCGGATCGTGGGCGTGGTTGTTCAGGCGCTGCAGAAGTTTTACTAA